TCGCGCAGACATCCACTGAGCAGATTCTTAAGGCGGATGATGGGACGACCACAATCGCAACAAGCACCGTGAGCGATGACGGAACAACTGCAACGCGAGGAGAGTTTGCGTAATGGCAATTGATACGGCGAATAAACGCTATTCCATGATTGGATATGACCTTCCTTTTGTGAGGGTCTATCCGGTTCCGGATTCAGCGATTACATCTCCGGATCGCCAGCAGTTTGTATTTAAGTATTCAGGTATTGATTTTAGCGGACAGGTTGCCGTGACATTTACGCCGCGCCTTCCGCTTCTGGGAGTTGGATAAATGAACGAATGGGACGGAAAGGAGCGTAGAGAACAGAGTATGCAAATGAATCAAGAAGATCGCGACCGTTTCATTCGTATGGATGCGAATTTGACTCATCTAGTGGACACAGTAGATCACCACAGAGCGGATTTTAAGAAACACCTGCAAGATGATGAGGATAGGTTTTCTGTGGTGTTTAAATTTATATGGGGAATTGGCGGAGCTGGAGCTCTCCTCATGATTTTATTTAATATTTCAAAGTGAGGGTTAAGTGATTGCTAAAACTATTAGCTTCTTGTTTGACAAGCTTATTGGACGGATTCCAGAACCTCGGCGGAGCTATTACCGGATGGAGCTTAAAAGTCTTCTCCTGGAAGTGGTAGAGGCTGGTGCGGAAGGTGCCGTGCGCGGTGCTAAGTCATGAAGTTTGAGACGGGGGACTGGGTATTTGTAAAAGGGAGCGGCTGGATCTCGAAGGTGATTAAGGCTGTCACGTTCTCGAAGGTCTCGCATGTCGGGATTATGTTCAATGACTCCATGATCTTTGAGACGGACATCAAGTGGGGCAAGGCGCAGATGAATCATATACGGAAGTATAAGCCGGAAGAGATCGAGGTGTACCGTATCCCGCACTTGTCCTGGGAAGCGAAGTATAAGCTCATGGACTTGTGCAAGTTATATGAGGGGCGGCCGTACTCGAAGCTGGATATCTTGACGAACTTTATTTTCTCTCCGTTACATCCGAAATTGCGCGGCAAACTCACGACGCTGATTGGGAACAAGAGGTTTCAAATCTGCTCCGAGCAGGTCTGTGATCTTACCTGGCTTGCGACGAAGCTGGATTATTTAGATTGCTCAGAAGGCGTGACACCGGATGACCTTTACTCGATCGCGCAGAAACACTTAACGAAAGTTGAGATCTAAATGCAAACATTTGCGGACTTAAAAGCTGAGATTAAGCGTCGAGCGATCCGCGATCAGGGCGGAACTCAATATGACGCGACGGTTGGAAATCTGATTAATTCAAGCTTGTTCCGGATCGGGCGTGAAGCGTTATGGCGGAGTCTTCGTCGCACATCGAAGTTCACAACCGTGACGAGTTATACGACTGGGAGCGGTGCAGTATCCGTCACGAATGGATCCAAGAATTTTAGCGTAACGGGCGCGACGTTTCTTACTGACGCAATCCGCATTGGGCGCAAGATTGAGTTTGGGACGAGTTCTAAGACGTATGAGATTGCGACAATTACAAGTGAGACCGCTGGGACACTTACGCAATCCTATGAGGGCACCACGTCCACGACGACCTCTTATGAAATCCTGCCGCAGGAAGAATATAACTTCCCAGCGCAAGTCAGTCACCGCATGTTCCTGTGGCACGATGACTATGGGTATCCATTCAAAATGGAGTATGTGACGGATCAAGAGTTTCGGGATGCAGGCGTTGATGATGCTCAAGTCGGGACACCTGTCCTGTACCGCATGTGGGGTGAGGACATGGTACTTGCTCAGCCTGTGGCCGCGTCAGTTATGACAGTTTCAAGTTCGTCTGCCTCTGACACCACGCAGACCATCACAATTTTTGGGACAGTGAGCGGCTATCCGGACTTTGAGAGCATCAATCTAAACGGTACTTCCACGGTTGCGGGATCTAAGTCGTTTAGCTCGATTGAACGCGTGGTGAAGTCCGCGTCAACAACGGGCCGCATCACGGTCACATCAAATTCAGCGGCGGTCACGGTCTCAGTTCTCCCGGTCGGCGACACCACAGCAGGTATCTTATATAGGAAGGCGCAACTCTGGCCGCTTCCTCAGTCCGTCATGGATATTAAGGTTCAGTATTACAAGGATGTGTATAGGCTCGTGAATGACAACGACGTGCATGAGCTTGGACAGGAATTTGATGAAGCGATTATCCTGCTCTGCGTTGGGAAGCTTAAGTACCAGGATAATCAGAAAGAGGGCGATAGGTTCATATCACTCTATACCGATGAACTGAAGTCTCTTAAGCGCACGAACGTGGACAAGATCGACCACTTCGTGAAGTTACGCAAGCCGAATCAAGGAATGTCTAAGGACTTCCTCACGAAGAATCTAAACTTTAGCCAGTTGGGCGGCGCATACGGCCCTATGTGGAGACGCTAAGTGGCTGGAATTGACTTTCAGACGCGTTCACTTCCGGTCGGGATCATTAAGAGTAATGGCGGGCTTAACACAACCGCTTCGCCTCTTAATGTCGCGGATAATGAATCGACCGATCTCCAGAATATTGATTTTGATAAGTTTGGGAGTCTGCTCAAGCGCTCTGGCTACACACAGCTGAACTCTTCCGCGTTTAATAGCGGAGCCGCGTGGAACTCACTTCATTGGTTCGAGCTATCGAGCGATACGGACTACTTGATCGGTACGTGCGGGAACAAGATCGCGAAGATGGACGCGCTGGATGGGACATGGGATGACATAACAGGCGCTCTCACGATCACGGCTGGGAACAATAATCATACCGTCTGGACAACGTTCTTAGATACTGCAATCGGCACGAACAATGTGGACGCTCCGTTTCAGTGGACAGGAAGCGGGAATGCGACAGCGGCAACAGTTCCGAGCGGTCTTACCAAGGCCAAGTTTGTCACGGTATTTAATGGATACGTTCACTATACGCATGTGACAGTATCGGGGACAGCGCATAAGTCCCGCACGTATTGGGGCGCACAGGACTCGATCTCTTCCTTTGACTCTTCTGACTTCCGCGATATTAACCGCAATGATGGCCAAGACATCACGGGCGTAAAGGTTCTTGGTAACGTCCAAGTCTTCTTTAAGAACCGCTCCATCTGGATTGAGTCATTTACAGGAGACGCTGACATCCCGTTTGTGTTTGAGAAGACGAAGTCGCACGTTGGATGCGTCGATCCTTTCTCGATTCAGGAAATTGATAACGGGCTCATGTTCTTGTCGGATGACGGTTACTACTATTTTGACGGCGCGGTCTCGACCAAGATCAGTGACCGGGTGACGTTTACTCTGATGAACACGCTGGAACCAAACCGTTTTGCAAGCTCCGTCTCATGCTACCAGAAATCCAAGAACCGTTACTGGGGCGCACACACACTTGCGGGCGGCTCAACACACTCACGCGTCATGACGTTTGATTCTTACAACAATGCCTGGGGATATTACAAGGGGCATAACGCGAATTGTTTTGCCATCGTCACGACAAACGGGCAAGAGCGCGTGTACTTTGGCGATTATTCCGGCTACGTGTACCGGGCAGATTCTGGAACAAATGACAATCCGGCTGGAGTCAGCACCGCCATTGACGCCTACTACTACACCAAGTGGTTCAACTTCGATGATCTTGTGAATAAGAAAGGCGTGCCGCAAGCAGTTGTGTACTACCAGTTAGCAAACGCCACGCATACCCTTGCTTACTCCTGGGACTTTAGCTCGGGCGACGACTACTCACTTACGATCTCGGCCAATACGAGTTCGTCCGTGTATGGAACCGCTCTCTATGACGAAGGAACTTTTGCTTCGGCTGGCGGTGATGAAGTGAGGAAGGATTTAACGGGCCGTGGCCGCGTGATACGGCTTAAGTTTGCCAATGGAAACCTGAGCGAGACCATGCAGATTGATGGGTTCGGATTACTCCCGCACCTGGAGACAAACGCATGAGGATCACAAAATCTTTACAGGTGAATCAGGGGCAAGACTTGAAGCCGCAGATGAAGACGCTGGATTCGGATATTCAGAAATTGTTTCAGGCCATGCAAGGACGGATCTCATTTGGCGCAGGCGGCGACGGAGTCAAGGGTGAGAACATCGCGGGGATTCAGCAGGAGTTCACGACATCAGGGACACCAGACGCAGAGAACACGGTCGCGCACGGACTCGGAGCTGTCCCGACCGGGGAGCGTTACATCGTTCTCAGTCAAGACAAGGCTGGGAGTTTATATAAATCAGGCACAACGTGGACGGCAACGAACGCGTACTTTAAATGCGACGTTGCCTCCGTAACTTTTAAGGTGTTTATCCTGCCATGATGAAGACGCCATCGAAGTCAAATAACCAGTTTGGGATTGATGTGAGTTTCCCAGGGCTTTGCTCGTACTGTCACACGGAAGTTGCAAACTTTAATGGGAGCAGGGAAGTGTTACCGGGTGTGTTCCGTCCCATTATCACGACGCTAAAGGCCAACTATCGTGAGTCTATCTTCCAACTCAACGACGGAACGAAGATGGTTATCGCGCTATGCGAAGACTGCGATGACGACATTGAGCCGAAGCACATGGCTGAACTCATGGAGTCGGAGATCAACGGGTGGCAGAAGGAAGTGGATGAGTTGCTTCCCGGATGGACAAACGATCGAAAGCAATCCCATATGGAAGAGTGCGGGAAAAAGTTTATCAATAACAGGACTAATAAGCCGTGGACACTGGGCCAATTATCGAAGCTCACTACTCCTCGCAAGGACAAGTTAAAAGTGAGGACTAAATAATGGCTCTGATTACAAGGGAATACACGTACTCTGCCGGGGCTGTCATCGTGGCGTCTCAGCACAATACGAATGAGAACACGCTCTATAACGCGATTAATGGGAATTTGAACACCTCGAACCTGGCTAGCAATGCCGGGATCGTCGACACACAGCTTGCAACAATCAGCACAGCGGGCAAGGTAAACGTTTCTGCGCTCACGGTCGGAAGTCAAGCAACGGGCGATTTAATCTACGCATCTTCAGCGTCAGCGTGGGCCAGACTTGGCGTTGGAACTTCTTCTCAAGTCTTGCTTGGCGGCACAACTCCTTCTTGGGGTACCGCCCCTGTCCCAGCTGGTGCAACTGTTCAAGTGGTCAATACTCAAACAGGCGCATCAACAACGGGCACAACGACGATTCCGGATGATGACACGATCCCGCAGAACACGGAAGGCGATCA